GCGCCACAGCTTATAATTGAGCTACAAGCAATGTCAACTAAGTTTGCCATGATGGCTTCTTACTATTCAACAATAGCAAAAGATAAAGCTGGAACAACTAATAATAATAAAAAGAATATATATTATTCAGCAAAGGAGTCCATAGACAAACTTGTAGATGCACTTAAGTATGTCGTTAGGTATAATTTGTAATGGGTAGAAACATAGTTAAAAATTTAAAGTTTAAAAAGCACACTGGTAAATTCTTTGACCCAGAGCTTTTTGCATCAATGCTTGATGAGTCATATAAGAATACTAAAAGAGCAGATGGAGAAATGACTAAGAAGTCTTTTAGCCCAAGCTCTCTGGGTTATGGTCACGGAACATGTCCAAGGTATTGGTATATGGCTTTTTCTGGCGCAGTCTTTATTGACAATAACGATGCTGTTGCAGTAGCTAACATGGCGCAGGGTACTCAAGCCCATGAGAGACTTCAGAACTTAATTAAAACTATGCCTCAGTGGGTTGCAGAAGAGGAAGAGATTATAAATGAGTATCCACCAATCCGTGGCTTTATTGATCTTATTATGGAGTACGACAACGAAATTGTAATCGGCGAAATAAAGACAGCAAAGCAAGAGGTGTGGGATGCAAGGCAGGCAGAGATGAGCCCATCACCAAACCACTTGCTTCAGATTTTAACATACATGAAGCTTAAGGATGCCAAAGAAGGATTCTTTCTTTATGAGAATAAAAACACTCAAGAAGTATTAATTATTCCAGTATCAATGAATGATAGGAATAAGAAGATTATCGAAGATACATTCTTGTGGATGAGAGAGGTATGGGACAACTTCAAGGACGGTGATCTTCCTATGAAGCCAGAAGGGGCAACAAAAACTAAAATGCCATGCACCTATTGCCCTATCAAAAAAGAGTGCTATTCAAAAGATACGCCAACTGGAACGGTACAGATAGAAAGATTTAAGGTTCCATCACTATGATATGTGCAAACTCAGATTGTATTAATGGGAAAGAGTTTACTCCAAAAACACATAATCAAAAGTATTGCTCAGATGAGTGTTGCAGGGTCGCAACAAATAAAAAAATTATGGAAAAGTATTATGAAAAAAAAGCTATAAGGTCTGGGCAAAAAAGATTTTGTAAAACATGTAAGTCTCCTTTGAGCAGGTACAACACTTTAACCATATGTGCAAAGTGTGAAAAGAATAATTCTTCTTCAGATAGAGATAAAATAATTGGTATGATAAATGACGCTTGCTAAACTATCTAGAACAAAGGCCTCTAGGGTTCTTGGGATAGACGCTTCTACATCCTCTGTTGCTTTTTGTTTAATTGAAGATAACAAGCCAATTAAATGGGGTAAGATTAACTTAGTTGGAAATGATATATATGAAAAAATTCATGACGCAAAGGTGAAGACACACTCTATTCTTAATGAAATAAAGTCAGATTACATTGCCGTAGAGGGAGCAGTACTTGTAAGATCTCCAGATGCTGTGATAAAATTGTCCTATGTTTACGGAGTGGTTATAGCTGAGCTGATGTCAACTGGAGCTAAGGTTATTACAATAAGTCCTTCTGCATGGCAATCACATATTGGAAATAAGAATCCAACTAAAGATGAAAAGTCTGCAATCAGATTATTGAACCCAGGGTACGCAGACTCATGGTACAAAAACAAATTGCGTAACATGAGAAAGCAAAGAACGGCAGACTATTTTAATAAAAAATATGGATTAACCATCGAAGATTTCGATGTTGCTGACAGTTTTGGTATTGCATATTATGCCAATGAAGTGTTGACAAAGAGGTGAAATTGTACAAGAATAAAGACTGGCTACATAGAAGATATGTTATCCAAAGAAAAAGTATGGAAGAAATTGCACAAGAATGTGGCGTAACCGTTATGACCATATATAGAGCACTAAAAGAAAAAGGCTTAATTAAATGACACCTTCACCAGTTTTTGAAGATTCAAAGGTATTTAAATATGACGACCTTTATTTGCTTACAGTAGGTACAGAAGCTGGTAAAGAAATTTTATCGACATGCCTTGATATTGCTCATATGCTTATAAAGAAAAATATTTCGTATGGAAACTCTGCATTAGACCCAGTTCGTATATTTTCCAAGGCGGGACCAAAGGAGCAGCTATATGTCAGAATTGATGATAAATTAAATAGGCTTATTAAGGGAGAAGAATACCCAGGCGATAATGATATTGATGATCTTATTGGGTACCTTATATTATTAAAGGTTGCTAAGGAATTTGCTATTTCAGTCGACTAGAAGTATAATAAAATCATATGGAAATCGAATTAGCTGATCACTTTGATCGCATGAATAGTGTTGTTGAAGAGCTTCTTAAAGGAAGCACTCCAACTCAAATTGCTACAACCACTGGACTTAAAAGGTCAGAGGTTTTAGAGTATATTGATGAATGGAAGCAGGTAGTCAGAAGCGACTCAAGTGCTAGAGATAAAGCAAAAGAAGCAATATCAGCCGCAGACCAGCATTATGCAATGCTTATAAGAGAAGCACACGACCTAGCAAAAGAAGCAAAAATGCAAGGTCAGCTTAACGTTCAGGGCACAGCGTTGAAGCTTGCCTTAGACATACAAACAAAAAAAGTTTCAATGCTTCAAGATGTAGGATTGCTTGAAAACAATGAGCTTGCTTCTCAAATATCTGACACAGAAAGAAAACAGGAGATCCTTGTAAAAATACTTAAAGAGGTTTCAGCAAGTTGCCCAAAGTGCAAGATAGAGGTATCTAAGCGTCTGTCTCAACTAAATAATGTAGCAGAGCCAATAGAGATTGTTGAGCAGGTACCAAATGAGTAGCACTCCGATAAACCTAGATAACTTTGAAGTTCTTGGAGAAAGAATTTATGTTTATAAAAACTTTATATCCAAGTCCGAGATTGATGAAGTTCTTAAAGAAGTAAGCGGGATAGAAGACTGGCATGTTGGTGAATATTTTCAAAATACTATGGGAACATATAATACTAGAACTGTTGATTATATTAAAGATAGAATACAATCACTTTTAGATGACACACACTTCGCATCAGATGCTAGTCATGTTGTTAGAATGGTTGAAGGAAATTCATGGGGAGCTCACTCAGATGTCCACGATTTTGAGGAGATAGAGGAGCTAGCTAAGCAGTATCAAGATGGTGATGATTTTATAGATAAGCAGCTATCGGTATTCGGAACAATTGTTTATTATCAGCTTCCATCTGTAGGCGGAGGCCTTTTCTATACAAAGCAAAATTTAGAGTACAAACCATCACCAGGTGATCTAGTAATTCATGGATCGGATGATTATTGTGAGCATGGCGTAAGGGAAGTTGTCGAGGGCACCAGGTATGCTACTTCTGGTTATATATATAAGAATGTAAAGATTAAAAATGGACATTGATTTTAATGACATTATTGATATTCTAGATGGTGAAGAATTTGATGAAAGACCAGTCGATCTAGAAACATTTGTAACTGACAAAAATTACTTAGGTCTTCCAGAGCTTTCAAAACATCAGTATACACTTATAGAAAAATCTTCTCAGATATATAAAGAGTCTACACTAATAAAGCTATTCGGTGAAGAAGAAGGATCATTGAGATATAGGCAGACCTGCAACGAGGTAGTTGCTCAACTAGGAAAAGGAAGTGGAAAAGATTATTGCTCAACAATATCTGTTGCCTATATAGTTTATTTACTACTATGCCTAAGAGACCCCGCCTCATATTATGGTAAGCCTCCTGGAGACTCAATAGATATTATTAACATTGCTATTAACGCACAGCAAGCAAACAACGTATTCTTTAAAGGATTTAAAAATAGAGTAATACATTCGCCATGGTTTGCTGGAAAATATTTTGAGAAAGCTTCGGAAATTAAGTTTGATAAAAATGTTACAGTTTATTCTGGACACTCAGAAAGAGAAGCCTTCGAAGGATATAACGTTTTAGTCGCAGTCCTAGATGAAATTTCTGGATTTGCATTAGATAGCACAAGCGGCCACGATCAAGCCAAAACAGCAAGCGGGATATACGATATGTATAGGGCATCAGTTGACTCAAGATTTCCAGACTATGGCAAGGTCATATTGCTTTCTTTCCCAAGATTTAAAAATGATTATATACAACAAAGATATGATGATATTATATCTGAAAAAGAAGTTATATCTATGTCACACAAGTTTAAGCTTGACCCAGAGCTTCCTGACAACACAGTAGGGAATGAGTTTGAAATATTTTGGGATCAAGACGAAATAATATCTTATAAGTATCCAAAGGTGTATGCAATTAAAAGACCAACTTGGGAGGTTAACCCTACCAGAAGCATAGAAGACTTTAAGATTGCATTTTATAGAGATGTTACTGACGCACTTGGTAGATTTGCATGCATGCCACCAGAAGCGATTGATGCTTTTTTTAAGTCACGTGAAAAAATCGAAATGGCATTTAATGACCTGTCTCTAGCTGTTGACGGGTTTGGAAGGTTTGAAGAATGGTTTACTCCAGAAGAAAATAAAGATTATTATATACATGTTGACTTAGCCCAAAAGCACGACCATTGTGCTGTTTCAATGGCTCATATTGAAAAGTTTGTTAGCGTAAAAGTTACTGATACATACTCTCAGCCAGCACCAATAGTAAAAGTAGACGCTGTAATGTATTGGACACCTACTTCGGATAAGTCAGTTGACTTCGGAGAAGTTAGGGACTATATACTATCTTTAAGATCAAGAGGTTTCAACATAAGGATATGTACATTTGACAGGTGGAATTCTCACGATATGATGCAGCAGCTAAAGCAGTACGGAATTAATACAGAGACTTTATCTGTATCCAAAAAGCATTATGACGATATGGCTATGGTTGTTTTAGAAGAAAGATTAAACGGACCGCACATACCTCTACTTGTGGATGAATTGCTAGAATTAAGAATTATGAGAGATAAGGTGGACCACCCTAGAAAGGGTTCTAAGGACTTAGCTGACGCAGTCTGCGGATCTATTTACAATGCAATTAGTTTAACTAGAGCAGCATTTGGTGACATAGAAGTGCACGATTACTCATCTGTTAAGAAACAATATAGAGAATCTTTAGTTGTAGATAGCCCTAATATAATAAGAGCCCCATCTGCAATGCCAAGAGATCTTTCTGATGCGTTAAGCGGAATGGAAATATTATGAGTATATACCAGGAAAAAGCAAAAGAGTGTAAGTGCTGTA